TGCTGCCACTACCAAGGCTTTTATTGGTTCTGATGGTACAACTGCGTATAACAGCTCTAGCTCAAACGCCTCTGCTCTGACTGATGTGGCTATTCGCCGCACCATTCAGCGTTTGGATGACAACGACACCCCAATGGACGGTCGTTTCTTCCTGATTCCTCCATCAAGCCGCAACACTTTGATGGGTTTGGCTCGTTACACTGAACAAGCATTTGTCGGTAATGGCGATGCTATCCGCAACGGTGAAATTGGTAACCTGTATGGTATCCCTGTGTTTGTTTCTTCAAACGCTGATACTGGCGCTGGTAACAGCACTACCGACCGTATCTGCTTGATGGGTCACAAGGATGCAATGGTTCTGGTTGAGCAGTTGGCTGTCCGTTCACAGACTCAGTACAAACAAGAATACCTCGGTACATTGTTCACGGCTGATACTCTGTATGGCGTGAAAGCCATGCGTGCTGCCGCTTCTGTTGGTGGCGCTTTGTCTTCAGCAGCTTTTGCTTTGGCAGTTCCAGCCTAATTGCAATTGATTCCCCTGCCTTAGTGGTGGGGGAACTTTTTAAACTTAATTAGGAGAATTGAAATGGCAGCAGCAACAGCAGTAGTTTCCCGTCGTGGAAACGATCAATTTCGTGGTTTATTTTCTGATACTTGGCTTGTAACTGCCACGTTGGACTCTGCATCAGTAGCAACTGGTGCGGCGGGTGCAGCGACAGATACGGTCACTGTTCCAGGCGTGGTTTTGGGTGACATGGTACTTAGTATGTCGATTAACGTCAGCGAAGCTGGCCTTGTTCGCCGTGCTTATGTTTCAGCCGCCAACACTGTAACAATTGCAACTAATAACTTAACTGGCGCTGCTGTTGATTTAGCATCAACGACAGTTGAGTTGGTTATTGTTCGACCTATAGCTTAAAGATTGGGGGGCTTGTCCCCCCTTTCTTATTTGAGGGGTTTTATGGCTATTTTTCGTTGTATCAAATCGGGTAATACCGTGACTTTTACCTTGCAACATGACATTGACTCTATGGAGGGTCATCAGGGTTATGTAAGGTTAGATGAACCAGAAATAACCATAGAATCTGATAATTCTGTGCGTACAGATACCGCATTTGCGCCTGTCATTCCCACAATCAAACGTCTGGGTAGACCCCGAAAGGTTGCAAATGTCTGATATTGACGCAAGAGATTTTGGCAAGTTAGAGGCTCAAGTCGAGGCTTTACAAAAAGAGATGCACATTCTGAGTGCAGATGTTAAATCCCTGTTGGAGCTTGCCAACAAAGGTAGAGGTGGTTTTTGGGTGGGTATGACTATCGCTTCATTCATGGGCGGTATCGTTACCTTTATTGTTGATCGTGTCTGGAAATAAGGAGAACACTATGCCTATGGTTGGAAAAAAGAAGTTTCCCTACTCTGAAAAAGGCGAGAAAGAAGCCAAAGAGTATGGCAAGAAAAAGGGTGTGCCTGTCACCGTCATGATTGCTGTTGGTAAGCCAAATAAAGCTATGCCTATGCGTGGTGGTCGTACCGCTACAAACATGATGAAAAAATCTTCACGAGGTAAATAATGTCTACTTTCCAACTCGACCCTAATCAAGTTGCTTATGGTATTCCTGCTATTGGCACAACTCAAGTTTTTTCAGTCACAAACTCAAGCGTTGCTTCTACGGCTTTTGGTGCTAATACCACCATGATTCGTATTGCTTGCTCTTTGGGTCATTGCCATTACCAAATTGGCACTACTCCAACTGCAAGCGTGACAACTTCACCCATGATGCCTAACAATTCTATTGAGATTATTAGGGTCAACCCTGGTCAAAAGATTGCGGTTATTAAGGATGCTGGCGTTGGTTCTTCAACAATTTCTGTGACAGAGTTGGTATGAAAACCAAGGCTCAAAAGAAGATTAGCAAGGTAATGACCGAGTACGGCAAAGGGGAATTGCACTCTGGTAAGGGTGGCCCTGTTGTCAAGTCTCAAAAACAGGCTATTGCCATCGCTTTGAGTGAAGCTGGTAAAGCCAAACCTAGAAAGAAGATGAAATGAAAGCTGGACTCTACGCCAATATCAATGCCAAACAAGCTCGTATCAAGGCTGGTTCTGGCGAGAAGATGAACAAGGTGGGGTCTAAAGCCGCACCTACTGATGCTGACTTCAAGAAGGCGGCAAAGACTGCAAAGAAGCCTAAAAAGGTGAAGTAAATGAAATCTCCCACTTGGCAAACAAAAGCTGGTCAAAATCCAAAAGGCGGCTTGAATGCCAAGGGAAGATCGTCTTATAATGCAGAAACTGGTGGCAATTTGAAGCCTCCAGTCAAGTCGGGGGATAATCCTCGCAGGGCAAGTTTCTTGGCTCGTATGGGTGGCAATGATGGCCCTGAGTACGACAAGAAAGGTGAACCGACCAGACTGCTTCTTTCGCTAAAGGCTTGGGGTGCTAACTCCAAAGCTGACGCAAAGGCAAAAGCTCAAGCTATCTCCGCAAGGAACAAAGCAAAGGCGAAAAGCAGATGACATACCTAGAACTTGTTAACGATGTATTGGTAAGGTTGCGTGAGACAACCGTTTCAACCGTTACTCAAACATCTTACTCATCTTTGATTGGCAAGTTTGTCAATGATGCAAAACGTCAAGTTGAAGACGCATTTCCGTGGAATGTACTTGGCACAACCATTACCATATCAACAACATCAGGCACATACTCTTATGCTTTGACTGGTGCTGGTCAGAAGTTTCAAGTCATAGATGCCCTGAATGTAACTAGCAATCTAGGGATGAAGAACATTGACTTTGTGTCAATGAACCGCTATCAGAACTTTTCTACCCCTGTTGATGGTATTCCCACCTATTACGCCTTTGATGGCGTAGATGGTAACTATGACACCAAAGTAACGATTTACCCTCGTCCTAATGGTGTTTACAGCATTCCTTTCAGCCTTGCTGTCCCACAAGCAACATTGTCATCAGACAACACAGTTATCAAAGTTCCTGACACCTTGGTATCTCAGAATGCTTATGCTCGTGCTTTGGTTGAGCGTGGTGAAGATGGTGGCATGAGTTCATCTGAGGCTTATGCGCTATACAAAACAATGTTGTCTGATTACATTGCTTTGGAAGGTACTCGTTATCCTGAAAACCAAGAATTTGCGGCGGTGTAATGGCAACAGGACTTGAAATAGCAAGCATTTCAGCCCCAGGGTTTTACGGGTTGAACACACAGGACAGTCCATTGGATTTGTCTTCTGGCTTTGCTTTGATTGCCACTAACTGCGTTATTGACCAGTATGGTCGTGTTGGCTCTCGTAAAGGGTGGACTCCACTCAATTCATCTACTGGCAACCTTGGCTCAAATGATGTAACTGTCATGCACGAATTGGTGCAAGCTGACGGTACTTTGACTGTATTGTTTGCTGGCAACAACAAGTTGTTCAAACTTGATGGCTCTAATGCTGTTGTTGAGTTGACCTATGGGGGAGGGGGGTCTGCACCTACCATTACGGCTAGTAACTGGCAATGTGCTTCTTTGAATGGAATTACCTACTTCTTTCAATCAGGGCATGACCCACTGATCTTTGACCCTGCTGTATCTACAACAACATATCGCCGTGTTTCAGAGAAAACTGGTTATGTGGCTACAGTTCCTAACGCCAACATCTGCATTTCTGCTTATGGTCGCTTGTGGGCTGCTAACACTACTTCTAACAACGCTACTGTCTTCTACAGTGACTTGATTGCTGGTCATGTGTGGGCAACAGGTAGTTCTGGCAGTCTGAATGTCAACAATGTTTGGCCTAGTGGCGCTGATGAAGTCACTGGTTTGGCGGCTCATAACGGCTTCTTGTTTATCTTTGGCAAGCGTCAAATCTTGGTTTATTCTGGTGCAACTACCCCGTCAAATATTTCATTGAGTGACACTGTTGAGAGCATTGGTTGTATTGCTAGAGATAGTATCCAGACCACTAGCACTGATGTTGTGTTTTTGTCTAACAGTGGAGTTCGTTCGCTGATGAGGACAATTCAAGAGAAGTCAGCACCAGAACGTGATTTGTCCAGAAATGTGCGTGATGATTTGATGACCACATTGTCAGACGACAACATGGCAAATATCAAATCAATCTACTCTGAAAGAGATGCGTTTTACTTGTTGACAGCACCTCTTGTTAAACAAGTATTCTGTTTTGATACAAGGCAAG